CTGAGGTGCGATACGTACCTCCCTTGTACATGGCGCGGTCATGTATTCTGCCCTAGCCGGTCATGCGCCCGGACTAGTAGGAGGAAAGAAATGAGATATTTATTTTAATTCATTTGCTTTGCAAGATAAAATACTACTTATTAGGATAGTAAATTATCTGTTGTCTCAAAGAGAACAATTTGGGATGCCAACAACAACTAACGGTGTTGTTGCAACACTTCAATATATTGATGATTATATTGATGTGTTTTTGACGAAACACAGATCCGTTTCCGATGTATATCTGTGTGGATAGGAAATCAGTGATAACTGGTTTTCGTACGTGACAAACTTTAACAGCGGTAGGAGTCCTGCGTCCTAGTACTTTTATAGTACTAGGGAACGAGAAACGTATAGAGATATACGTTGCATATGGCAACATTATGCGCTTTCGACGCCTTTTTTGGCAGACGTTTTATTAGTTGAATATAACTTAGCGATTTGGTGTTGAAATTTTAAATTAGTAAATTACTTGTGTTAGAAAGTTCCGAACATGTTTTGAAAATTATCTGTAACCTCGCTTTTACGCGTGTGTGTATTCTTTAGGTTTAGCACAGCCTATAGATGGATCACACGTATTGAGTGGTGAGAATCACGCTTTTTTTTAGTAGACTCGGATATAATAATTAATATAATTAGGGGCAAAACAGGATCTAGGAATTTGTCTAGGCAGCAAAAGCATAAGATCCATAGCGATGTGATTTTATTCTGTTTTGTTGATTTTTATAATCATTTAGTTGAACATTTAAGATTTAGTGTAAAGACAAAGGTTCACGCTCATATAACCTTTTCGACTTTTTTTTATGACAATTACGTTTTGGCGAAGCTCAGCGAGCACCCCCGTAAAAAATCTTAAAATGTGCCAAGAGGTTGTGACAACCTGCGCAAGCGAAGTCACGGAATGTGTTACAGAATCAGTATTAGAATACTTATTATGCATTAACACTGGCGCAAAATATTGCGTAGAGTGCGTTTGTCCATTGGACGAATGCCAATGCACACAATTTGTGTGCGCTCCGAAAAAACTCAAGATTACAGTCTTGAGTAAGCGGGACTTTTCGTGCAAACGAAATTTAATCACGTTGTTAGATTCACCTCAATCAGGGGAACAAAAGGATTATGCAACGAGTAAACGCACTTATCGCGAACGCGGTAAGAATAAGGAGAAGAAAATTATTGAAAAGAAAATTATCCAATCTTTGAAAAACAGAAAAGGCAAAAACGGTTCTTTTATGAAAGAGGTGACAAACCACATGCTGGTTTTACGTGGTTTGGGGATCGTAACGATAACATTGATTATTCGACAGAGGAATCCGAACCTGCGTGGTCGGCTTCTGATGATCCCTTGATTTACAATGATGCACATTGGGCAGAGGATTCTGATGAGCATTGGGATTATTACTTTTTCCCTTCTGTTTTAGTGAAATGGAGATATTTTGCTTCGAACGTGGTGAGAAAAGCCACAAACATTTCTGATTGTATGAAGTCTACATCATCCAATCTTTCGCGTTTTTCTATGGCATTAATTCTTGATAAAATGCCTATAGATATTTTAAATCGTGCTTTAGGAGCCGATTTTGTGCGCACTCAGCGTAGTAGACATTTCGCCGAAATACACTTACTCCGGTTTGTAAATTTCGATGAAGTTTTTTGGAGACCTATTCGACAACGTTGTATTTCCATATACAATGTCATGTGCCCTTCGTTGAAAAACGCAGACATTTGGGCTTGTTATTTGTTGGCAGTTAAAGATAGTGCTTCTATGCAGCAGTTTTTATGCATTACTTATAATTCTGCCCGAGCATTGGGTTTTGAATTATTGTCTCCACATATTGAAGAACTATTCTCATCAGTTGTAGACACTAATATGTTTAAAATAAAAGTGCAATCTGATGGATATTTTGATTTTACGGAGTTTATGCAGTTTTTTAAAAAAGGATTTGACTTTTACTCTGCAATTAAGAAGTCTGTTGCATTCACATATGTTGTTCAATTATTTTCTATGTTGGTATCTCACGGTTGTTGTGAAGCCATAGGAATTCAATTCGAAATGTTTGGAATCAAATTTTTTCGCGAAGGTTTTCTTAAATCATTACAAAAAACCAAACCATCTATTACTGACATATTTGATTTGCTGGCCAATATGGCTGAATATTTTGTGACTACTGGGTACATGTGTTTTAAACACAAAAGTTTTCGACCGTTATTGTTCGATTCCACTATTGCTTATGATATGGCCCAATTACATGTCAAAATAACATCAAATTGGAATGCTATTAAAGATTTAGCATGGGAAATAACTCCTTTTTTGGATGACTGTGATTTTCGTGAACAAGCGTCGAAGTTGGTAGCTTATTACAAAGAAGTGTATCAATCTTTGACGCGTGTCAACGTTCACGAAGCTGTCATAGTCAAGCGAAAATGGACGGAAATAGAGACTTACATGGTTGATTTAACTCGACTAATGTTGTGTGGACAATTAAGATCTGCACCGTTTGGTATTTTAATTCATGGTGGGTCATCAGTAGGTAAATCCACTTTGACTAGCATAGTTACTACGATAAGCATTATTGGCCAAGGTGGCAATCCAGATTTTGAGTTGCGAAAGGTGACAAATCCTAATGATGAATTCTTTTCTAATTATTCATATGGCACAGAAGCTATCATTTTGGATGACATGTGTAACACAAAAGAGTCCTTCACCAAGAAGTCACCTTTAGAGAAAATTGTCGAGTATATTAATAATGTGCCAGCTTATCCTGTAATGGCAGATTTGTCTTCAAAGGGTAAGATACCATTAACTCCAAAGGTTGTTGTTGTTACCACAAACGTCGAAGATTTGCAGGCCAAAGTATATTCGAACGAACCAGTTTCAATTATGCGACGTTTTAATGTTATTATCAATGTTCAGGTCAAACCAGAATTTGCAATTGACCCTACAGTCTTGCCTCAAAACATGATGATAGATAAGGAAAAGGTTAGCAGGTTTGTTAGTTCGTTAAAATCTCAAAATGCTTCAGAAGAACAAATAACCATACCTGACATATGGAACATCCGAATGTGGACTGTGAGATCGACCGATAATAAATCTTTGGGAGGCGTTGCAGAGGTCATGCGAGTTCCTTTGAAACCAGGGATTGGTCCACAAGAGTGTTTACCTATGTCCATTTATGAGTGTAATGAGTTTATTTTGCAGATGTCATCGACCCATAAAGTTGAACAGCAAACTGTGTTGAAGACAATAAAATCAGTCCCAGCATTTTTAAGCAATAAATACAAAGAAGAGTATCCACATAAGAATTACCAACCACATTTTGTCGATGTGAATGCAATTAATGATAAGTGGAAAAAAGTTTGTAGAGATGCTCAGACATGGACAATACCAGGGATATCACATCTGTTATCTTGGTTTGGATTAGATCCTCTTGCAGACATACGTAATTTTTGTTATTTAGCACTGGTTCCATTTTACCCTATTATGCCCTATCATGCCTACGGCACAGGATTACTATGGGTTGTTGGATGCATTTATTCAACGTTTGGTTTAATGCATAATCGTTTACGCGAGTTCCGGCGCGCTGAATTTCAACATTACAAGTTTGGAACATTGGACGGATCCTATTTGGCTATTGCATGTACAATAAAATGTGTCATCGTTGTATATATGTTACGCACGTTTTGGCAAATGGTGAAACAACAAGTTAAGGTTGAGCCACAGGGAAATTTGACTCCTCTGTCAATGGAAGAAGTAAAGAAAAATTCTTCGCAAGTAAATTGTTGGTCAACCACTGTTTTGGAGCCTATACAAGTTAGGGCTCCCGCCACTAGCGTGAGCGCAGATGTTTTAGAAGTTTGTAAAAAGAATTTAGTTCTTTTTGTGAATGGGACAAAGTTTGTTAATGCATTTTTTGTAGAGCAAAATATTTGTATTGTACCATTGCATTTTCTGAAATTAGTACACAACAGTGGTTTGGATTTAATAAGCATTGTCTCTCGCGAGAAATATGTTGATGGGAATGTTACCAACAACCACACTCAAACTTTTGTATATTCACAGAAGGCGTGGTTTCATATTCCAAACACCGATTTGTGTGCGTATTATGTCTCGAACGCAATGCCTAGAAAGAGCGTTAAAGATTGGTTTCCAGAAAACGTTTTGGAACGTGACATTCCATCCCAGATGGTAGTTCGCGGTCCTAATGGTGCGCTACAGCATCACACGGCACGACTAAAATATGGACCCCAAGATACTGGGGCCCAAGGGTGCAGGTTTAATGGTTATTCTTATATGCTCGACACTGGGCACACTTTTAATGGCATGTGTATGGGCGTGTGGGTTGCTGATACAAAACCTCCTTGTATTGTAGGTTTTCATTTAGGTGGTTTGACAGGCTCACCACGTGGGTGCGCTGGGGCTTTAACTCGGACTATGGTTCAAGATGCATCTGATATTTTATTTAAGCGCTTGGTTTCTGCCGTGCAATGTGGGACTGAGGGGTATATAAACTTAGATTTTGCGAAGAACATTCCGAACAGTTTACCACAAGAGTTGGAGCCGCGAATAGCGGCTAAACATCCTGCGAAATTTTTAGAACCTGGAGCAAACATCACCGTTTTTGGCACTATTGGGCCCACTCATAAATACCATACTAGTGTGGTTTATAGACAGTTGGGTGTCAAATTTTTAAATAGGTTTGATATACCAATTGCCCATGGTCCGCCTAATATGAACGCGCCTCCCAAATGGTATCATTTTTCTAAGAACATGGCTGAGTTTGCAACGCCAGTAATAGGCCCATCGCTTGATGCTCTTGAATGGGCAGTATTAGATTATATGTTACCAATTATAAGTGAATTAAAACGCCTCGGGTTTGGGATGAGTGAAACAATTCGTCCTTTAACGAATCAACAAAACGTGAATGGCGTGCCTGGAGTGCGTTTTTTAGATGCCTTGAAGACGAACACAGCAGCAGGTTATCCACTGAAAGGGAAAACGAGCGAATATCTCACTGGCGCTGATGGTGAGCGTGATTTTATTTACCCTGTAATTTGGGATGAAGTCACGCGTATGGAAAATGAATATGCCGCCGGACGAAGATGTTTTCCAGTTTTCATAGCTCATTTGAAAGATGAGCCAGTGAAGTTGGGCAAAGATAAAGTTCGCGTATTCTTTGGAAATGGCACTCCATTTAAGTTGATTGTTCGTAAATATTGGTTACCCATTGCCCGATTGTTGAGCGAATTGCCAATTTTGGCTGAATGTGCTATTGGCGTAAATAGTCACTCGTTGGAATGGGACCAATTTTTGGAATATGTTGAGCATTTTGGTAAACATAGATGCATAGCTGGCGACTATAAGGGATATGATCAAAAGGAATTTTTGAATGTTACACAATCGTGTTACTCTATATACATGCGCATTGCGCGTGTTGTTGGGTACACGGATGAAGAATTAAAAATTATGAGCGCCATGGTACCAGACTTAACTACATTTATGGTTATGTACTATGGAGCACTTGTGATGATGTCCCGCGGGAACGCCAGTGGGCAAAATATGACATCATATGTGAATAGCACCGCTAATAGTTTAAATTCTCGTTGTGCTTATTATGATAGTTCACCACAAAAACCACCCCCTCCGTTTCGTAAAAATGTACATATGATGACGTACGGAGATGACGACATTGGCACGGTTTCAACGTCTTGTTCGTGGTTTAATGCTAAGGTAAAAGCGCATTATTTGCACTTATACGGCATAGAGTACACACCACCCGACAAAGAGGGAACACATGAGTTGTTTTACAATACTCGTGAAGTTGATTTTTTAAAAAGGAAGAGTGTGTATATACCACAATTAGAGCACCACTTGGGCGCGCTAGCGTACAGTAGCGTGTTGAAATCTATTACGTGTG